TTAGCCATAGTTTCCATATTAAAACCGTGAAATTCATGTGGGGGAACTTGGCTCATGTTTTTAGAACCGATCAACTGTCTTATAATTAAACACACTGTAGATTTACCGCTCTCTGATTTCCCGTGTACAAAAAAGATATGGGGGGAAACATTATTAAGCAGGGCCGGGATCTTTTCGTATACCGAGAAACCCACTGGGCGCATCTCGAGGATGAGGATACCGATAGACTGAAGTCGCTGCTCGGTAAGCGGTACGGCGTGGGATCTACGAAGCAGAAAATGGAAAACACTTTCGGGCATTTAATTATAGAGACTCCGGGTAAGCCCTTCGATATAGATATGTTTTCCCCTAACCCACTGTGCGCGAATTTTTTAAACGGTACATTACACCTAATCCCGGATGGGGAGGGTTTTAAGTTACGCTTTAGAAAGCACTCGAAAGAGGATTATCTAACGAATGTACTACCAGTTAAATACTGCCCGAATACTAAAAGAGAAAACAAAACTTTCTTAGCTCTACTTGACCCCCATATCTTTTTTGTACACGGGAAATCAGAGAGCGGTAAATCTACAGTGTGTTTAATTATAAGACAGTTGATCGGTTCTAAAAACATGAGCCAAGTTCCCCCACATGAATTTCACGGTTTTAATATGGAAACTATGGCTAATAAACTTGTAAATATGGTTACGGATATTAAAACTCGAGCCCCCATCGCAGATGATATTTTTAAACAGATAGAGGATAGGATCCCAATACGAATTAAACGGAAAACTATAAAAGATATTGAGGCTCCCATACCTGCCGTACATATTTTCGGAGCTAACGATCTCCCTCCTACATTCGACGGACTAAATCAAACTATGAAAAGACGGGTTACTCTAATTAAATTTAACAATATACATAAGGGTAAAATGTACAGGGATATCTGCTCTAGAATTTATAATGAGGATCCCGAGGGAATACTAAATTTCGCTTTAAATGGCCTAAAAAGGCTTATAAAACAACGTGGGTTTTTCTCTAATCCCGGTAGTGGTAAAGCTGATTTAGTAGACTGGGAGAAAGATAACGACCCGGTTACTTTATTTTTTGAAGAAGTAAGGGACGGTTTGAAATTTGAAACCCGAGACGATACTTTTTCTATTAAATACTGCGAAGGTGAGAAGACTCCCCGTAATACTTTATGGAATGTTTTTCATAATTGGCTTGGGTATTCTAACAGGAGATACGAGAAAATTAATAACCGTGAATTCTTTAAAAGATGCCGTGCCCTTGGCTACGATATCGATCATTTTAGTAATAATGTGAGATATGCTAAGGATTTTAAATCGCTCGACGTAACTTTTAGTCCCTAATGAACCCCCTGTTAAACGGAGTAGGCGTAATCAGTACAGATAAAAGTGTACTGATTTAGAGAAAGTGTACTGAAAAGTGTACTGATTAACCCCTTGATTTCCTTAACTAAAACCTCAATCAGTACACTTAGTACACTTTATTTCAATTCATTGTACAAGTAATTAAAAACAGGAAATAAAACATTTTTAAAAAATAATAGTATAGGTGAGTTGGACCTATGTGTACTTGTGTACTGATTTAGAAAAAACCTAAAGATCCCTTGAGGTTAATCAGTACACTTTTTTCAATCAGTACACTTTATTCGGAAAGACTTGCGCTGAGGTTTATCGATATGTAAAACTTTTACTATGGGAGCTGCTAAAAAACTTACTAAGAAACAGGAGTTGTTTGTTTTCGAGTACTTGAAGGACTTTAATGCTACTCGAGCGGCTAAAGCGGCTAAATACTCTGAGAAATCTGCGTATGCTATCGGCGAGCAGAACTTGAATAAACTAGAGATTAAATTAGCTATAGAGTCTGCCGTAGAGAAACGGAATGCGCGAGTAAAGGTAGATGCGGACTACGTCGTTACGAAATGGAAGTCTGTAGTCGATGCGGATTTAACTGAGTTGCGGGATCTCGGTAAAGAGGGAGTCACCGAAGTGGAGTTAAAGAAAATCCCTAAATCAATCCGAACTATGATTACTGAGATTACTCCAGTGCCAAACCATAAAGACGGCACGTGGAAATATAAGCTTAAATTTATGAGTAAAGATAAGGCTACTGAAAATCTTGGGAAACACGTGGGGGCTTTAGTAGATAAGATTGATATCACCGGTAACTTTAAAGTAACGAGTTTCTCGGATATGGTAGAGCGAGTAGCTAAACGGAAGGTTAAGTAATGAAAGTTTTTAAAATACCGCATAAGTGGTGGCACTTTTTCTTTACTACTTGGACTTCGTCGTGGGTAACTGATTTTAACGACTATACTTTATTTAAATGTACTAGATGTAGAAAAGAATATGAGTTTAAAACACCGCTTATTGAATATGAAACGGTTAGAGTGAAATAGGGGGAAATATGGCTAAAGAAAGTAAAATACCTAGACGATGCCAAGTAGATAAAATGAGTGTGCCGGAGTTAGAGATTAGAAATGTTATTCTTTCCGTTGAGGAGTTGGGCGCGGATCCATTACTTACAGATGCGGTTATTCTATTAGGGCAGGCTCAGAATAAGGTAGCGAATTACATAGATCAGGAGTAACACGTCTACGTTTTACGGCAGATTTACCTAGTTAAATAAGATCCCTTTTCCTTCAGAGTAAAAGTGTATGGACGAAATAGCCTTTGAAAAAGCTCTCAATAAAATGCAGAAGTACCCCGAGATATTTTTCGAGGAGCCGCTTGGCATCGATACCACTGAGGGATTTCAAAAAGAAGTTCTCAGAGCTATCGCTAAATTTTCTAGGGTAGCTATTAGAGCTTGTCACTCAATGGGTAAAACGTGGCTGCTCGCTCGTTGCGTTCTATGGTTTCTTTTCTGTTATCGAGGATCAATAGTTATCACCACTGCTCCAACTCACCGTCAAGTTGTTAAGCTTCTATGGGGGGAGTTGGCTTCTGCTTATAAGAATGCTCCGAATAATCTAGGGGGCAGGCTAATCACTAACGAATTGAAAATAGCGGAGAAATGGTACGCTATGGGATTTTCTCCCCATAAAGAAGCGGGTACGGATGAGGAGCAGAAAGGATCAAGTTTTCAAGGATGGCATGCGCCGTACATCTTTATAGTTTTTGATGAGGCTACTGGGATCACGCCTGATATTTTTAAAATGGCTGAGGGACTTACAACGTCCGGTAAAATTATTAAGTGGGTATGTATTGGAAACCCTACAACTCGTAACTCTGAATTCTTTAGACTCTTCAGTATGGCAGACTGGAAAAAAATAAAGATCGACTGCTTTCAATCCCCCAATATGATCGCTAATGGTTTCATAAATAAAGCTGCTCTTAAAAAAGAAGTCGCTAAGTTAAAACGAATGAGTGATAACGATCGACTCGCTCGAATTGAAAACTATAAAAAACCGGTACCGCATTTACTAACTGCCCAGTGGGTTCTAGCCCGAGCGTGTACTTGGGGTTTAACCCATGCTCTTTTTCTTTCTAAAGCTTTAGCTGAGTTTCCGAAGTCTGCTGATAATGTGATGATCGATTACCAGTCTGTAGAAAATTCAATTCAAAGGGAGCGAAGGAGGGGAAACATTCGGTACGTCGGGATCGATGTAGCCCGCTTCGGTCCTGATAAAACTGTTTTTACAGAGCTAATGGGATTTAAAGAAACCCGCGTTAAACGCATGGAGAAAAAGCGAGGGCCGGAGGTAGCCGGGGATGCAATTTTATGGATTAAAGAAGAGGATGAGGGTGAGGAAACTTGGATAATTGTAGATGGTACCGGAGTTGGATCGGGAGTAGTGGACACGCTCGAGGAAAATCAAAGGCTCGGGTTATTGCCGGATACTTGGAATATAGTAGAAGTGCATTTCGCTCAGGAAGTCCCCGAAGAGGATGAGAAAGAAAACTATCTAAACTTAAAATCCTTTATGTTTCATAAGTTAGACTGTGATTTACAGGACGATATTGATTTACTCGATGAGTCTATTTACTTAGAAGAGCTAACTAGTCTGATTTTTAAAATCACCGGTAAAGGTAAAATTCAGATGGAAAGTAAAGAGGATTATAAAAAACGAACCGGCAGGGACTCGCCGGACGATGCGGATAGTTTAGCCCTTGCGAATTGGGGCAGATATGCCAAGCTGAAAATCGGGACGTTTCAAAAATCCAAGAATGTTAAGCCCTTGACTAAAAGGAAAGATACCCGTGATACTTTCGGACGGATCTCGAAAAGAATAAGGCAGTCTCGATACTAGGAGGGGGAGATTATGGCGGTAGAGCTTTCAGTCTCGAAAAAAGCACTCGGAGTTTCCGGCACAGAAATCAATTCAGGAGTTTACACCGAAGAGTACCTCACAGAGTTACAAGGTTTTCAAGCAGCAGAGATTTACAATAGAATGCGTAGAGGCGATGCGCAGGTAAGAAAAATTCTAGCCTCAATTATCAATCCCATTAAAGCAGCTACGTGGTCGATCCCTCCAATTAGTGATGATCAATTAGATATAGATGTAGCTGCCCTTATGGAGCAGATACTTTTTAAAGATATCGACTGGGAGAAGTTTCTACATGAGGCGCTTACTATGATCCCGCAAGGGTATTCTTTATTCGAGCCGGTGCATGTAAATAAGCAGTCGAAAGAATTCGGAGATTATACTTCTCTGGCTCAGATCGCTTTTAGAAATCAAACTACGATAACCGAATTTAATCATGATCTAAAAACCGGTGAGCTGTTAAATGTAAAGCAGGAGTCTAATAGCGATATCCAAAAAACTGTATTCATCCCTAGAAAAAATCTCTTAATATTTTACAATGAGCAGGAGGGCGATAATAACGGCATGCCGATACTCCGTGCTCTTTACGGACCTTGGAAAAGAAAACTGCTAGCCTTGGAAATTGGATACATCGGGCTCGAGCGTTTCGCTACTCCAACTCCTTTAGTAGAAGTGCCAAGTAAAATCAAAACAAGTTCTCAAGAGTATAAAGATGCCAAGGCAGAAATCGAAGCTTTCGTAACTGCTGAGGATGCGGCTCTGTTTTATCCTGAGGGATGGAAAGTTTCTTTAGAGCAGAAT